ATCTGTGTTCCTGTACCGATCTTCTGTGGTGTTAAATAACCAGCAGTAGATGTACCCCAGTTTGCAGCACCAGTTAGGATTTCTTCCGTTGGAGCGATTGGGTTGAACTCAGGAACTTGGATTCTTGTACCACCTTCGCTTGCATCTAGTAATGCGTTACGAGTAATAGCACCAGACTGTAAAAATGCACTACGCTCTTTTATCGCTTCGGAAACGTATGTGCTGAGATTATTTCTCTTTACGATGTCCGCTAATAGGACACCGCCCGAATAGTTCTGAAATGGAGCAGCCATTCAGATCACCTTTTTAGTTTTGCGATACCCTAATCACGGACTAAGGCATTAGTTTCACGGAAACTAACTATTTTGTTTGAGCCTCTCTCTTCAGCACGGCTGCAAGATCGGGGTTCTCATTCTCCATTATAAGCTGTTGCGTCAAATTGCCAGTTTTCCAAGGGTTTTCTGAGCCACCTGACACATTTCCAACGGGACTTGGTTTTGCACCCATTCCAGCAGCAGTACTTGGTTTAAAATGATGCTCATATCCACTCCCAGGATTTTTGAGACTTGTAAGATAAGCATTTAAATCTTGTTCTACACCACCATTTAGAACAACAACTTTACCTTCAGCATTTTTTTGCAATTTACCCTGCAACAATGAAAGCATCTGTTCCGCATTGATAGCACCTTGATTACTTATAGCTGCAAGTGCTGTGGTTTTTGTCGATGCAACTTCGTTAGAAGTCTTTAAATCTTCTAACTGTTGAGTTAAATTGCTAATTTGTGCATCTTTATCTTGTGCAGTTTTATTAGCTTCTTCCCAAAGGGTTTTCCATTGTCCTTGATCTTCTAATTCTTGTTTACGTTCATTTTCTTTTTGTTGATAAACCTCATTTAATTTCCGTTTCACGCCTAAACGATCTTCTTCTTTTTCAGCTAATTCTTTTTTTAAAGACTTAATTTGTTCTTCATACTGTGTTTTAACAGAATCAAGATTTGGTGCTTGTGGTTGTGAAGGAGTTTCAGTCACGGACTGATCAGCAGGAGTCACGGACTCAGGCTGAACTACTTTTTCTTCTATTGCCATGAATTATTCAGATAGTGGAGTTGTTTTTTTCTTTGAAACTTTCTTAGTTTCTTTTTTAACTTTTGGTTGTTCTACAGGTGTAGATTTTACAGCAGGAATTTCTGCTAATTGCCATTTGAAACTGCCATCAGGCTGTTCAACATAATCTAAATGTTTAGACATAGATTTCATGTACTTATATACTATATTAGCAAACTATTCAGATTTAGCCTCATTTGCATTAGGTAGAACCTCACCTTGTACCAAAATATCTCTAAATTCATCTCTATCAATTACGTTTTGATCAAATAGTGATGTTAAAGCTGTAATATCTTGTCCAATTAACCTTTCAATATCAAAATCTCTGCTGATTTTTACTTCTGGTGGTTCGATACCTACATATTCAGCAGATAAATTAAATGATTTTTGTAATTTTTGCTCTAATTCCATAGAAACCATAGCAAGCATAGAATTTGTATCAACACGATCTAATCTTCGAGCGTCAGCACTTTCAGCTACAAACTTTTGCTGACTTAAAGTACTAATGCCAAGAGTAGCCATTTGCATCTGCAACTCTTTTATTTCAGCAGATTGAGCATCAAAAGCACTAGAAGCTGGTTCTACATAGTAAACTTTATTACCTGGCTGAGTTGCCATCGCATAATTTACAGATATAGCTAAATCTTTAGTCTGATCATCGTAACCTTCCATTACAAGCATTGGTTGTGATGCAACGTGTAAACTATGAATCAAATCAGCTTGTCTTTGAAAATGTGCAAGATTTAAATATGCAATATCAAGCAAAGGTGGTTTACTTGTCATATTGTCTACCTTGCCTGAATAAATAGTAACTAGGGGTATTTCACCTAAAGAAAACTGTCCTGACTCCGCTAACTCAAAATCTTTTTCGTTTGGTGTGCCTTGCATATTACCTGCATATGTTCCATCATTCTCTTCATACATATCTTCAACAGTTTCTTTTCTTCTAAATACACGATAACGACCAGGTTCAATAACTCGCATCTGATCATATATTTTCTCACCAAAAGCACCATCAGGTAATACAGCTTTTTCTGCAATCCTTACCTGTATAAGATTTCCATAATTAGACTCTCTATCTAATCTCCAACCATAAATATTTGTAGGGTCTACTTCTATCCAATAAGGTCTACGGTTTTGTGAACGCTCTTCAGCTAAACTTACTGCTCCTCCAGGGGCAGGATAATCAACAAGAATATGACTCTGACCATAAGTAAGAGAACACATTAGTAATCTTCGTGCATATTCGTCTAAGTCCGAACCACAGCCATCAACATCTGCCTTAAACATTTCTGTCCAATAAGGATCACCAATAAGTGTTATAGGTTTTCTTAATACAAGACCTGTAGCTGCTCTAATTAATCTTTGCGTAAAAGGACTAAATACTGATCTATTTACTCTTGCAAGGTAAGCATCATAATCTTCTCTTGGTTCTAATGGTAAAAACGCTTCACTATTTTCTCTTAAGTATTCTGTACCTTCACTAACAGCTTTCATTATTTCCCAACCTTTCATCATGTCTAAAACAGCACGATTACGAGTAAAAGGACTATCAGTACTACCAATATATGTAGTAGCGGTAATGCTAGTTTTTAACATTCCTGGTAGTGCGTAGGTCATTAGCTACATCTCCATCTTTTTAATGCTAGTCCTTTTCTAGTTAACTTACCGCCTTTACTTGTTGGGCCTTTAACTCCTTTCATTCTGGCACAAAATGATTTTCGTCTAGCTGCCCTTTTTCCTGTTGGATTTTTTTCTGTTACAGGTGCTTTTAAATTGCTTCCTGTGGCACGATTATATTTTGCTCTACCTTTGGCAGTAAGTCCTCCCTTTCGAGACTTTTCACCTCGCCCAACAGACAAACTTACTCCTTTTTTTCTAGGCATCTTAAGCGTCTAAAGCACCAGTTATTTGACCACAGGTTTGAAATGAACAACTAACAGTAGTTAAATCACCAACTGTTGTGCCAAAAGATGCACTTGTGATAATGCCATCAAAAGTAAAACCTTTAGTACCAGTAGTAGCTAAATATAGCTTAAATTGTGCATTAGCTGATTCAGCTTCAGTTGACGGAGCATCAAGAATATCATTAATTAATTCCTGCTCTTTAGTACTTGCAGCACCTTGGGTATATTGAAGCTCAATAGTACCAGTTCCAGAAACTAATCCACCTGTATAATTACGGAAAGTATCACCATGGTCTGTTGTTTCTAGAACATCTTTAGTAATGTCTAAAGTCCATGATGTAGTTCCTGCAACCGTAGTAGCCGAAGATCCTGCCTTATCAAACAAAACAGAACCTTCCTCTCCACGAAAAAATGCCATGATTCTAAGAAAAAAAGTTTATATATGATTATATTACCGTGAAACTGCGTTTTTTACAGTTATTTTTTCTTCTTTTTACGTCTATGTTGATAAGTTATCTTCTTACTACCTGTTTTTGCACGTTTAAATCGTGCTTTTTCAGCACTTGACATCTCTTTTGTTGTCTTAGGTGTCTTACTTGATACACGTTTACTTGGTCTACAAGCTGGATAGCCTCTTTTTTCGCCTTTTTGACGACCACAAGGCTTTCCTGTCTTTACATCAACCCAATTTTCTTTAAACCAACGGGTTAAACCGCCACTACTTCTTGCCACGTTTCTTAGTTCCCGTGCGATAAGTACCACCACGCTTTTTATACTCTCGTACAAGCCATGCGTTAGCGTAAGCTGAAGGATAAACAGCAAATTTGCGTTTAGCTTCTGATTTTACTCTTGAATATAAGGCTTTATTAACAGGAATGTTTGCCACTTTTCTTAGTTCCTTTCTTTTTCTTCTTTTTACCTTTGGGTTTCATTGAACCGTAATGTCCAGGCATAATAAAAAGTAACTCTTAATATATTCTAAACGAAGTTTGGCCGAGTGTCTCTGGTTTTGCTAAATTAAATTGCTGTAGACAAAGATAACCAAAAGCGTCAAATGCGTGGTCAACTCCTAAATTTTTATTTGGCATACCTGTATTTGGTGCATAAGTTAAAGTTCTAAGCGATTTTATCAATTCTTTACATCTAGGGTGTATAAAAGTTCTTCGATCTCCATTTGCATCATATAAAGCTGTATTTACAGCAGTAATTTTGTCTCGAATCTTCCAAGGAGCCTTTGGACTAGACACGGTAAAACCACTTCTTCGTAAAATTGTATGATCCGTAAGCCCAACTCCACTTGTTTTGCGAGCACCACCCGTAGGGTCAGGACAAGTGATAATTCTTCGCTCAACTCCATATCTATTTACCACTTCTTCAGCAAAATCCCATGTAGTAGCACCGCCAGTTAAGATAATTTCGTCAAAAACATACAAATTTTCGTTACTTTTGACCGCACATATCCCACAAAGCGGGTCTACGTTAAAATCCACCCCCATATATAGCGGTAACATATGTAAATCAGCAGCTTCGGACGATATATTTTCATCATCAAAGCTAACTGCCACTAATCCCGTGAGATTTTCAAAGCTCGCTTCAAATTCTTGCCGAAATGTACGATTATCTAACTGACCCCTGGCCGCTTCAACCTCTTCTTTCGGAACATTACCCCCCTCGATAGTGGTAAAACTCCATCTCTTCCAATCTCCACTTTCATCTTCGGGGACATAACACCATAAATCGTAAAACCAACTGGCCGTACCATCTGGTGTAGAAATAAATAACGCCCAACCTTGCTTATCTGCTAACGCAGGTCTTATAACCTCAGACCATACCTCTCTGTCCATAAATGCAGCTTCGTCTAAAACAACACCACTTAAACTACGACCTCTCAATGCCATAGCGTTTTCAGTTCCCTTTAACTCAATAGTTGATTCATTTACTAACTCAATCTTTAAATCTGTCTCATTTTTAGATTTGATCCACTGCTTTGGTACTAATTTCTTCAATGTTTTCCATGCAATGTCTTTTGCCATTCGGTATGTAGGAGCACAATAAAAATATGTCTCCCCTGGCTTCGATATAGCACCCTTTAATAACTCAACACAACTTAAATAACTTTTACCAAATCTTCTTCCAGCTACAAGCACCCTAAATCTTTCATCAGCTTTGAACACCTCCCCCTGTGCCCATCGTAAATTTAATGCTTCCGCTACTGCCATATAAAAATAATAACCACTTTTACTATAACAGCAACTTATTCTGTACTGTATCAGCAGGTTCCTCACCCCAGGTTAAATAAAGATTTTTTTTGCAACTCCACCCCTATGTTAAGTTTTGTTACAAATATTGCTCTTATACATATATCAGTAAGAATATCTGGTATAATATAAGAGTAAGGAATAAAAAACCTTACGAACCTAGAAAACTTAATTAACTTTTCTGCTATGAAACCAAAAGCAACTTACACTTTTTCAGGTGTGCAATCTCTTAATCTTTCAGATTACGGGTTATCTATCTCTCTAGTAGATGGAGACAAAATCGAGTTTGATGTTTCATCTGACAGCTTCCGTCCTCTACTTGTAGCGGCAATCGAAAGCTTCATTAGATGGAATGCCAAAGACGACACCAAACAGAAGTTGGCTAAGACTTTGGTTAAAGAAATGGAAGTGCAAGCATGACCATTATTTACAATCGTCCCAAGTGTTACGGCACGGAATGGGACGCATACGTAGATGACGAGGCAAGATCGAGAGGCATTAAGCCAAACGACCAACAAGCTCTAGAGGATCTCGAAGAGGAACTCGAAGAGAAAGCTCAAGACTACTTTGACCAAGGCATGATCGAGGCCAATGACCAATTTGATCTTTGACTCCTACAAGGAGACAAGGCTCGAAGAGATCGAAGAGGAACTCTACCAAGAGGATCCTCTCGATCCTAACCTTCGTAAGAAGGCTTACGAGCTTTTACTAATTGAACTTTATTCTTAAAGCTATGAAATTCACACTAGGTTACCTAGCCTTCATGTCAGTAGTTCTTTTACTACTTGGCACATGGGGAGCCCATCAAAGGGACGCCATGACAGACTACTCAACAATTAATTGGGAGTACACTAGACCATGAAGTTATTAACTAAGGAGCTTGAGAAAAAGCTCCCTTCTCTTTATGCTCAAGATGGCAAAGGAGACGAGGCTATAGCATACGCCAAGTTCTTCGACCCTTGCGGTAGTTGGACTTGGTATGCTACAGAATACGACCCAAAGACTAGAGAGTTCTTCGGATTAGTTGATGGAGAATATAAGGAACTAGGGTATTTTACCTTAGATCAGCTTGAAGGCTTCACCAACTTTCTCGGATTAGGTATTGAACGTGATATTCACTTCACGCCAGCTCCTATCTCCAAATTCATGTAAACAACGAGGAGCTTCGGCTCCTCTCTCACTCTTATTGCTATGCTTAAAGTCAAAATCAACACCGACAACCAGGCATTCAGTTGCCAGGAAGGAACCGAGGTTGCCAGGATATTACGACTCCTGGCTGATCGCCTGGAACACCTGGACAAACTTCAGGAAAGCCAGCTCCCATTAAGGGACGTTAGCGGTAATACAGTCGGATACTATCAAACCTGGACAGACCAGGGTAAAAGCCAGGGTGCAGTGATCAGTTCACCATACGCAACCTGGACAGAAAACCAATTTCCTAATCAGTAAACCTGGAGGCTTCGGCCTCCTTTTATTTCTAAACTTATGACAAACTCAAACGAAAGAGACTTCAAAAAAGTCCTCGAAACACTAGACACCAACGAAAAAGCAACAAACGGCAGGCTTGTCCAGCTGATTGACGAAGTTTTCGTTCCACAAGCCTTAGTAGTTAAAAGCCTGGGTGAAAGCCTGGCAAACTTGACCAAAGGGGTGGAATTTACTCACAACGGAACCGCTACTTTGTTCGAGAATGTCTCGGAACTAATTGTTAACCTCGAAACGAGAATACAAACTCTCGAAGAAAAAGTTGCACAATTAGAAAAATAACTGCTATAATATAGGAGAGGGAGTGAGATCCCCTCGTCATGGTAAAACATGGTAATTTGTTAAGTGGTTTCAAATGGGTAGAGGCGTCCAGGTCTCTCCCATTTTTTTTTGCCTGGTAAACACCTGGAAACCTCCTGGTCAGCTGGAAATTGAATGGTTTTTTGCGATTTGCTCCCTTCAGAATCGCTTGTAAGCCCTCCGTTCCAAAGGTTGAATGTCTTAGTACCCTCGAAATTGAATGTTTTTTTGCGACCAGGTTCGAGACCAGGTAAACACCAGGTAATGTCCAAGTAAACACCAGGGCGGGTCCAGGTCAGCAAAAACTGAATGCGATTTGCAGCTGGCTTTGTCAACTGAATGTAAAAACTGAATGCAAAAATTGAATGGCTTAATCTCTGCCAATCTCATGTCGATTTGTCAAGTAGTACACCTGTATTATACGAGTTAGGCTTTACCAGATGCTTAAAATTGAATGCTTATTCTCGGCTTTCGATTTGAATGTTTAGCGAAGGTGGCATATTTACATTTAGTGCTTCTTGATTCTCTCCGTTTGCTCGACCTAGCGAATCTAAAATCATGTGTGCAGTTTGCAGTTGACCTTTTTTCAAAGCAGCATTAAACAATCTTTGTCGCATGGAATGTAAACGAGAGAGTATATCGGCTCTATCTCGTTCTAAATCTTGCGAGTTCCATTCGGTGACTCTTTTCCAATCTGCCCAAGCTGTTTTTTCGGAGATGCTTTCTCTTTGTGCGTGTTGTAAAACTAATTGCCTTGTAGAAAGTCCGTCTAATTGTTTTGTATAAAGTCTTTGACAACGCTGTTCAATATGAGTTTTAGGATTGCGTTTGCCGTAGATATTTTTAATTCTTTCTAAGTCTTTTTCTGACATTTCCAATAAAAAAGAGGTATTAACTAAATAATACCTCGTAAGTCTATATATGTGAAAAGAAATTAAGAAATGAGTTCGTAATTCATTTGGCAAGAAAATAAAAAATCATATGTTTTATTGACTTTATAACCTAAATTAATAAGTCTCATATGTTCTTTATCGGCTTGTTCTATTGAGTTTATAGAATCACTTCTATAAATTCGAGTGATATGCTTTTTCATTTTGCGACCTCGAATAATTTATTTTCTTGGATAAATTTAGACTCGTCAAAATCCCAAAATTCACCAATTTTAAAAGACTCAAGGAGCATATAGCGTATTTGATCAAGGATTGCAAAGCCCAAAGAATTTTCATAATTTTCATGTTCACAAGATTGATAATCGTAATTATTCAAAATTCCGACTAAATAACCTAATTGATCATGGTCATTCCAATAGACAACACAATTAGACATGAGATATTTATAAGAAGGTCTTTCGGCATATTCTTTATCGTTATATCTAGCCATAAGAGAATTTTGATTTTCTCTTAATAAGATATTAAAAATCATTTTGTAAAAATCGCCTTCAGAATATTGATCTAACCAAATGTCATAAAGACCATCACAAAACTTATCGAAATCAGCAATTTGTTTCATTCTTTGTTCGTAAGTTTCAGCAACTTTCTGTCTTTCGTACCAAGATTTTTTGTTAGATTTTCTAATAGCTCTTAAAACATTAGATTTTCTTTCTGCATCTGTTTTACCACTTTTCATATAATAAAAAGTAGATAAAGCATTAAGAGTATCGTCCGAACATAGATAAGCTGACATTTTAATAACCTCCTCTATTTCTTGCTTGCATTGCTTGAGTTTCTCTTAAGGTAGGACGAAAAGAATTTTTCTTTTTCTTTTCATCAAATTTTTTAAACTCAGCTTTTAGATCATCAATATTTTTGATGGGTGTTTTAGATAGATCAACGGAGTGAGTGTTTCCATTGCAATCTGTAATCTCAAAGATTGGCATAGCGAATAAAGTAAATTACTCCTTTATTATAGCAGTTATTTTTTAGTTGTGGCAATCATTTTCCTAAATTTTATTGATCTCCCTCTAATTGATGCAAGTATAAAAATATCTAATAATTTCATTAATCTCATTTTCCTATTTAGACTATATTTTGAATGTTTTATGAAAGCAATCATTGTAGTTAATAAAAACCATTGATCATTGAATGAAAGCTTAATTTCATTTGGATTTGGTTGATCTTGGCTCTCCTGATTTCTCAAAAGTAAATCTTTAATTCTTCCCATAATTGAATGTTGTTTTATCTATATTTATGCTAGTATAATAGAGCAGTAAATGTAAAGTGCCTATGGTTAATTCAAGACGTTCCAATGAACTTCGATCACAAGATTTAGAAAGGTTGAAACGTCTTTTAGATTTAGGAATTTCTCCAAAAGGAGTTCGTGCTTATGCCCAATCAACATTTAATGTTTCGAGACAGCAAGCACATAGAGATACAGTCAAAGCAATGGCTGATCGTTCCAAAGATAAAAGGGTCAAACCTTGTTCAAAGGAAAAGCAAAAAATGATCGCAGCATCAATGAATCTGCTTTTTCAATGTATGCTCAAAGCCGAAATGAATAACGACCCAAGTTCGTTAGCTAGATTAAGCAAAGAGATACGAGAGCTATCTAAGCTCATTCCAGAATTTTCAGCTACACCAGATCCTGAATGGGACGAGGAAAATTATGTAAGCTTTGAAAAATCTGTCTCATAAAACAATTATTTTTTTCTCATAAAACGCTATGACACAATCAAAACGCAAAAAAGTTATTCTCGAAAACGACCCACTTTATAAAGAAAAAAAAGAGTGGTCTAATAGATTTAGAAATTTATTAGGTAAAAGAATTGTTGGAGTTCGTTATTTAACACAAGAAGAAACCGAAGCAAGCGGTTGGTATTCTTCTCCAATAGTTATTGAATTAGATGATGGTTCAGCATTAATACCTCAACAAGATGATGAAGGTAATGATGGAGGAGCATTATGGATTGCTAATTCAAAATGCAAAGAAGATCTTATTCCCGTAATTAGAGGTTAAACAAATGCCAAATTGGACAACAAACGAAGTTACGTTTTCTTCAGCAAAAACAACAAACATTAAAAAAATTAAGGAGATCTTTGAAAAAGGGTCTCCATTTGATCAGCTTATTAAAGAACCTAATTGGCCTACTATTCCTTTAAAAGGTAATGAAACAAAAGGCTATTTTGAAAAAAAACCTTTAGGTAAAAAAGGAGAGCTACCGATCATTGAAGAGCTTAAATTGAATAACGGAGAAGTAATGAAGTTATCTAAATTTAAGTCTACAAATGCTCAAGATACACGTTGGTATGATTGGAGGTTGGAAAATTGGGACACTAAATGGGACGTTCCAAAAGATGATATTGAAATCGTTGAAATTAACAATGGTTCTATTGTTGTTGGTTTTAATACCGCATGGTCGCCACCCATTGCTATATATAGAAAATTGTTCAATAAATTTTCAGATGTAAGTATCGAATGGTGGGCAATAGATGAAGATGATGACACTAATGGGGAGGGTTATTACTTAAAATGAGACTTGATTCAATTTACATTATTCTTAAAGAATATATTTCTGAACAAGAAAAATTACAAAGTCGGTTCCCATGTGATGCTGAATATAACGTCCCAACTTGGGATAATATATATGATGCTTTGGAATCTATCGAATCTATTATTGATTACGAACCAAGTGATGCAGAATTAGAAGCATACAATAATTCTTATTCAGATCCACCTCATGTTGTAAATCAAAGAATGTTGGAAATGAAAAGCGAATCTCATGGGAGAAGATTTATATGAAATATAAAGAATACAAACAAAAAAGGGCATCACTTGATGATGCCTATTTATTCGGAGAGATCACACTCTCCGATTATGCTAGAGAATCACAAAATCTTGATCTCAAATATCATCAAATTAAAAACGATAATAAAATTAATAAGGAGTATAAAAATGAGAAAAGAAAATAAAGAATATTTATATGATCTTTTACAAGAAAGATTATCTTTACTTGATGAAAGAACTGAACAAGAATGGGAAGATGCAGCCGACCCAAAAGGCCAAGAAATGATCATATTAGCTGAAACAATCGGCTATCTAAATGATTTATTGGACTAAATCCAGCTGAACTAAAAATTTCCAGGATTTCAAAAACCTGGATTTTTTTTACCTAAATTTATTATATTTGTGCATTCTTTCTTCAAATTTTGCCATTGCTCCTAATAATTCATACTCATTCATTATTCT